GGTGCGAGTTCTGATAGGTCTTTGTCTTTTGATGGGTCATATACCCAAGCATACTGATTTGCGAATAAGTATTCACTTGCGGTTAGATTATGTCCTTGAACATAAACCTCACCTAATACTCTTCCAAACTTTTCAGACTTATTTGGATTTTGAGTTGCTACAATTACTTCGGTTCCAGAGTTAATATACTCTTGTAATTTGTCTTTTGCTCTCAATCCATATTTCTTTTCTTCTTCATTTAAGGTCTTAATTTCAGGAGCATTAATGTTACTTAAACGAATAAATTGCTTTAGAAAGATATTAAATCCTAAGTCAATTGATGCTTCAATTGTATCACCATCAATTACTCTTATATCTTTAAGATTATACTGATACATAAGACTTTTTGGTTCTTATATATCTATAAGACTTATATTTTTTCATCGGTCACAAACCTATTATACAGAGTTTTGATACTTATGTCAACCCATTAAAAAAGGAGTGCCGAAGCACTCCTCAGAGTTATATTCAGTTTTTTATACTCTTGAATAACACACCTTAGCAACTCCTTGACTAGGAGATGCGATAGAAGAAAATGCACCATAAGAAAGGTCTAATGACCTTCCTGCTACAAATGGTCCCCTATCATTCACACGAACAACTACAGACCGTCCATTAGATGGGTTTGTAACTCTTACACGAGTTCCAAAAGGCAATGACTTATGAGCAGTTGAAAGTCCATAAGCATTAAATCTTTCACCATTTGCTGTGGTTGCACCGTGGAATCCATCATTTACTCCATAAAAAGAAGCAAATGTGCATCCTGCTGCTTGTGCTTCAAATGGAATCGCACTGAAAAATGAAATAGCAGTAATAGCAAATATTTTTTTAATTTTTAATAGCATTTTAAATAATAGAACTCTACATCAGTCTTAAGATAATAAAATTATCTTTAACTGCTCATTTTATGAATCAACTTCGGTTAGAACTAACTTATTCGCATAATTATACGCATAATCGGTTCTGGCACCGTGATGACCCCAACGAATCCACCTTTGAGCAAGACGCATATATTGATTAATGGTCTTGCCTGGTGTCTTCATATAAGGTTCAATCATCTTCCAGTCACCTTCATAAAGCATATAATCAAGTTGAGCATCTAGTGAGGAAGGATTAGCACCGATACGTGCTGCGTGTTTCCCTAACCCATAGAATCTTGGGGCATTAGTCCATTGAATTAGACCATACCCACCACTTCTACAAGAGTTATAGGAAACTCTAGCACCACCTTCGCAGATATTAGGGAAAAATGTTGATTCCTGACGAATATTTCCCATAATGGTTGCGAGGGCATTTTTATCAGTAATTCCACGACTCTGAAGAAATTCTAGAGTACGTGTTTCGTTTGAATTACATCCTTTACAAACTAGCCTTTTTTCTTTAGGCTTTTCGGGAGCAACCTCTTCGGTCGTTGTCTCCTGAGTTTTGCTTTCTTCAGTTAAAATTGCAATTTGTGGAGTAGCACTTGAAGTAGCATAACCCGGTGTTGGCAATGTTGCCGCTGATGTTGCAACCGCACCTAGAAGAGATACGGCTACAGTTGAAAGGTTTTTTAGCATTAATTTTAATAGAACTCTACATCCGTATAGGTAAAGGAGAAGTTCCCCTTCTCAGGGGCAGCACCCACGGCTCTACATCAAACTCAAAGACTCATAATAATTACCCTACTCATAATAGGGATTTTACATAATAATTGATTATTTAGGATTTGTCAATCAACGAACATCGATTTCCTGATCATCAGTCCAATCGTTATTATCAATGGAAATATATTCAATTTCATCCGCATCATCAGGAATATTGATCCATTCGTCAAATTCTGCAGCAAGAGCACGAGCATTGCGATGCCTATCTGCCTCATGCAAAAGTTCAATCTTCTTAACTGCCCAATTACGGATATCTGAAAGTTCTTGATTATGAATAGTCACCACTTCCTCTTTTTCTTCCTCTTGATGAGACTGAACTTCTACTTTTGGTTGTTCTACCTCTGGTTCTGATTCTTCTACCTGAGAATAATTTTCAGTTACAAATACTTTCCTATCCTCCTTTGCGAGATTAGCAGCAAGTTTAAATAGTGCCTTAAAGAATTTCATGATCGTAGATGGGTATATGAGTATTCTATATCAAAAAAGACCCCTTGTGGAGTCTTGTGGACAGTTTAGAAAGTGATTATAGATAGTTCTATTAATATGTATGTTTAATGGCCTGGAAATATAACAATCAAGAATTTACAGAAGCACCAAAAGGTGTGGAAGGATTTGTTTATATTATTACAAATCTAACTAATAATAAAAAATATATCGGTAAGAAACATTTCTGGACCCGTCAAAAAGATCGTAAGACAGGTCGCAGAAAAACAAAAGAAAGTGATTGGCAAAAATACTTTGGATCTTGCGATGAACTAATTGAAGATGTAAAAAATCTCGGAGAAAACGAATTTCACCGAGAAATACTTTACTTATGTCCTCATAAGAAATCTATGAGTTTTTATGAGACTATGGAACAATTTAAGAGAGATGTAATCTTCAAAGAAGATTATTATAATACAAATGTTGAAGGTAAATTTTTCAGTAGTGAAGTAGAAAGAATTTATAATATAGTTGAAAAAAGTTTATTATTAGAATAAAAACTCTAAAGTTTAAATCCAGCAAATGTATCTTTCTTCACATCTTGCTTAATACCACCAACAACATAAGATTCAACTTCGGTTTCCTGAGGAGCAACTTGAAGACCTTTAGAAGAAATCCAATGTTGCGTCCAAGGAAGTGGATTATTATTCGCAGGAATATCATAAGCTGGTTTAAGACCAATTGCTTTCATACGACGATTTGCAATCCACTCAACATATTGCTGAAGAAGTTTATCATTAAGTCCGATCATACTACCATCCTTGAATAGATAATCTGCCCATTTCTTTTCTTCATTTACAGCACGATCAAACATCTTATAAACCCACTCTTGTTCTTCCTTTGCAATTTGTTGCATTTCAGGATCATCACCTTCTCTCCACTTATTCAGAATGTTCTGAGTAAGTGCTAGGTGTTGATTTTCATCTCTAGCAATTAGGGAAATAATTTTTGCGCTCCCCTCCATAAGCTTGAGTTCACCAAAAGCAAAACTGCAAGCAAAACTAACATAGAAACGAATACCCTCAAGAATATTAACGTTTGCAATAGCTCGGTAGAGTTTTCTTTTAACATCATTAAGATCTTCTTTAGCGTAATCAACTCCCTCAAGTTTGTGTTTCCATGACTCAGAAGTGCCATAGGATTGTGCTGAATTAATGAAGTCATTGTATGATTCTGTAACGCTTTCTGCACGTTCTAGAATTCTTTCATCATGAATAATGGTGTCAAATACATCTGAAGGATCTGAATATACATTCTTGATAATGTAAGTATAAGAACGACTATGAATCATCTCCATAAATTCCCATACAGTCATACACGCTTCCAATTCTGGAAGAGAACAATATGGAATGAATGCCATACCAGGACCACGGCCCTGAACAGAATCAAGCATGATTTGATACTTCAAATTAGAAGTATAAATGTGCTTTTGCTCTGGACGAAGTGTTTGATAATCTCCTCGATCTTTTTGAAGGGAAACCTCCTCAGGTCTCCAAAAATATCCTAGTTGTTGTGTTGTAAGTTTTTCAAAGATAGGATACTTGTAAGAATCGTATCTTTGAACCCCTAATGGTTTACCAAAGAACATTGGTTGTTTTTTTGTGTTGACTTCTTCGGTGTTAAAAACAGTCATTCCTTTAATAGTTTCATGTTCTTTGGTTGCCATAAAATCGTACTGCATACTTTTTCTCTTCTAGATTTAAAAAATTTACCAAATAATATCAAATTTTACAAGACTCACAGTCTTCTTCATTTCCTAATTCAAGAATTTGATTAATTAAAGAATCCACCTTATCTAATTTATCTTCGGGGATTTCATCAGTTTTAATATCATAAGTGTTTTGATAATAACTTGTTTTCCAACCATACTTGTATGTGGTCAAAAGATCTTGTGCCATTACGCTAACAGGAACTTCATTATTGGCATAATTCTCCGGATTATAGGACCAGTTTCCAGAAATCGCTTGATCGAAGAATTTTTGCATAACAGCAACAATATTAATATAACCAGTATTGCTAGGCATATCCCAAAGAAGCGTATAATTGTTCTTAAATGTTTGATATTGTGGAACAATTTGCTTAAGGGGACCTTTCTTCGACTTTTTAATGGACAAGTATCCCCTAGGTGGTTCAATTCCGTTTGTGGCATTTGACACAACGGAACTGCTCTCCGAAGGCATCTGTGCGGACAGTGTTGAGTGCCTAAGACCGTGCTCCAGGATGGATGCTCTAAGTGATTCCCAATCATGCTCTAATGGAATTGAAGAAATTTCATCTACATCTCTTTTATATGTATCAATTGGTAAAATACCATCAGCATATTTTGTACGTCCAAAATGTTCGCAATGTCCTTTTTCTTTAGCAAGTTGATTAGATGCTTTTAGAAGATAATATTGAAATGCTTCAGAAAGTCCATGAACAGCATCCCATGCCTCCTGAGAATCATACTTGAATCCAAGTTTAGCAAGGTAATGAGCAAGACCAATGTATCCAATACCAAGAGAACGACGACGTTTTGTAAAGTTTTCTGCTGCCTTTACTGGATAATGCTGATAATCAATAATTTCATCCAGAACACGAACTGAAAGATCACAAAGTTCTTCTAGTTCTTCATCAGATTTCACTTTACCGACATTAACCGCAGAAAGAATGCAAGTTGCAATTTCTGCATAATTATCATCATCAATATGTTGAATTGGAGTTGTTGGTTCAGTAATTTCCTGACAAAGATTACTCATAGTAATTTGATCCTTATAAGAACTATGAGAATTGCAATGGTCAATGTTCATAATGTAAACACGACCAGTTTCAGCACGTTCTTTTAGAAGATCAAGAATAAGTTCTTGTGCCTTAACAGTCTTCTTTTTAATTGATGGATCATTTTCATATTTGATATAGAGATCATCAAATTCAGGAAGACCAAAAACTTCATAAAGTCCAGGAACATCATTTGGAGAAAATAGTGTAATATTTCCGTCCTCAATGAACCTTTGATAGAAGATTTTGCTTAATTGAATAGAATAGTCCAATTTACGAACACGATTATCTTCTGTTCCTTTATTATTTTTTAGAACAATAATGTCTTCTATTTCTTGGTGCCAGATTGGAAAATGGACAGTAGCTGATCCACCCCGGATTCCATTTTGTGTGCAGCAACGTACAGTTGATTCAAACTTTTTAAGGAAAGGAACAACGCCAGTGTGCTGAACTTCTCCGCCTCTGATTTTAGAGTTGATTCCACGGATTCGACCCGCATTAATACCGATACCAGCCCTTTGTGCGACATACCTGCCAATAGCCATATCGCTGCTAAAGATGCTATCGAGGGTGTCATCAACATCAACCAGAACACAAGATGCAAATTGACGAAGGGGTGTTCTAACTCCCGCCATGATTGGTGTTGGGATGTTGATTTTGTGTTTGGAGATTGCATCGTAATATCTCTTAATATAAGATAGACGAGTTTCTTTAGGATATTCTGCAAAAACAGTCAAAGCAATCATCATATACATGAATTGTGGAGTTTCATATACCCCACCACTACTTCTATCTTGAACTAGATATTTATCAACTACTTGACGAAGACCTGCATAAGTAAACAAATAATCTCGATCATGATCAATATAAGAATTGATCTTTTGAATTTCTTCTTTGGAGTATTTGTTGTAAATATCACTATCATAAACTTGAGCATTTACACAATTGTAAATGTGCTCCTCAAGATTAGGCATCTCTTTCATTCGTCCATAAATTTGCTTACGAACAGAAAAGAGAAGAAGTCTAGCAGCAACATATTGATAATTTGGGTGATCCAAATCGATTAGATCACTTGCACTACGAATAAGAATTTCTTGAATTTCTTTTGTAGTAATTCCATCATAAAATTGAATACCAGAGGTCATCTCAACTTGACTCGCAGAGACCCCTGCAAGACCTTTACATGCCTCTTCAACCATAAGATGCATCTTATCAAGATCTAGTGGTTCAACTGTTCCATTGCGTTTTTTGACTTTAATTCCGTTGCTCATATTTTCTTCCAAGAGGTAAATTTTAGTTTTGCTTCTAGTCCAGAACAAGTATTTGATTCTACCATAGATTGAACGTCAAGTCCAGACAAAATCATGTCATTAATGTCCTTTTCTTGTATTGAAGAAGGCCATATTACAATAGAATCACCCTGCTCTATTTTTTTACTCATTCTAGAGTGTATTTCTTTATTTCTTGGTTCATTGTCATAGACATATACCGGGTGAGAAATATTTAGAGGTTTTAAATCAAGGTCAGATCCACACATAGCAATAGAGTTTTTTATGAAAAAAGAATCAAAAGGACCCTCTAAAACATAAACTGGAGTGGTTTTATCTATTGTATCATATCCATAAACTTTTGGAGAATCTTCATTGAGCATAATAGTAATATACTTAATTTTACTATTACCCAATGATCTACCTTGAAATCCTATCAATTTTTTGTCATAATACAATGGAATCACAATTCTAGATTCTTCATATTTTAAAGAATCATTATCAAATGTTTTTATTTTAGTATTAGTCCATTCTTTAAATTTTTCTGCGTAATAAAACTTATCAGGATCTAATTTTCTGGACTCCAAATACTTTTTTGATATTTGATTTTCTGATGCTTTTGGAAGATTTATTGTTTCATTAAACCTTGGTGGGGAAAATTCAACTTTTGGTTCTTCTACTACAAAATTCTTGCCAGTAAAACCTTCCTTAAACTTCTCCATTGAATATTCTTGATGAAGAGTTGAGTCAATTTTCTTTAAGAAATTATTAAAAGACAGACTAGCACCACAATTATGACACTTAAAATTAGTGTTATTTTTTACTGAGTAAAAATAACCCCTAGTCTTATTCTTGTTTTTTTGAGAATCTCCACAAATAGGACAACGAAAAGTGTAGAGATTCGATTTTACCTTTTTAAATTTTTGAAGACGTGAAGATACTAATCCAATATACTTGGAGTCAATCAAATCCATTATAAATTAGGTATTATTTTGCTCTCTCAATTCTAGCAGGTCCTTCGTTAGGTGTCAAGACATCTACAACTACTGAAGACTGAGAAAATATAAAGGATATGATAATAACTGCCCCAACAAGAATCCAACGAAACTTTACAAAATCTTCTATTTTTATTTCCAACTTTTCAATTCTAGAATAAACCCGTTCATGGTCTCTCTTATTTTCGTCTTTCATTTCATCAATCTCTTTCATAAAGACTTGATCGTTTTTAAGAGTTTGCTCTATTCTTTCATCGTGCTTAGTAAGAATATTGGCAATCGTGCTGTTTGCTTCGGATATTTTATCTACTGCTGCTTCTAGTTTATCAAGCATTTGTCTAGATAAATCTTCGTAAATATTGAACTTTGTTTCTAAAACATCCAACTTTGCTAGGTCAGATCTTTTAACTGAAAATGGTGACATTTTTTAATCTACAGAGGAAAAGTCACACAATTCATCTATTTGTTATTATTTATTTCTTATAGATTTTACCCATTTTCTGAGTTTAGAATCTATTGTTCTTAAATCAACTTCATTATTTTTTCTTTTTCTCATACCTAAAATAGGATCTTCTAATCCAGCAGTTGGTCCTTTTGGATTAGAAGATCCACTAAACCCACCATTTCCAGATGACATAGTTGGACCTTCTTCTTTTAAATTTCTAAAATAGTTAATTATTTTATCAATCTTTTTCATTTTTATTAAAAATTTTTTGAAGTTGAGTTAAACAATTTAAATCAACAGAAATATCATGTATGTATGTTTTTGGGTGTTGAGGTAATCGGTTTAAAAATAAAATAAATGTTTTAACTTGAGGCCACATATCTCTATCAATTTTAAAGAAAAGCATGGGATTAGTTGCTTCTCCAAATATATTATAAAGAACAATAAAATGATTAATTAACAGGTGAGTTTTTAATTCACCTGTTTTTTTGTATCTCTTTAAAAGTCTTTTAATATACTTAAAATGATTTAAATCCTTTTGAAAGTCTTCTTTAGTGACTGCCTGAGGATTTTCATAATTTTTTATTGCAAATAGGAGGAAATTATCCTCATTCAGTTCATTAAAGATCATATATTATCAAGAAACTGTCATTGTTGCTATTCCAGAAGTTACTGATGTATTTCCAGATGTTACTATTACTTGATACTCATATCCATCCTTGGTTGCATCAGGATTTTCAATATTTACACTAGCACCAGTCTCTCCAGCAAGGTCTGCGAATCCACCACCATCATCTTCTTGCCACTGATAAGAAAGAGGTGCATAAGAAGGTGTTGCAGAAGCAGTTACACTAAACGTTGCAGTAGTTCCTACACCAACACTAACTGATGTTGGTTGTAAAGTGATTGTAATGATTGCATCAGAAAGAATTGTATCATCAGCAGCATCTCCAGCAGTTGTATAACTTGCAGGAGTTCCTGAAGTAATCTCTGACATAGCAACAAGAGTTTCAGATTTAACTCTTAGATTGCCGTGCATATCAACATAAGTGTGTATTCCTACCCATCCTCCATGTATTCCACCATATTGAGTAGAAACTCCTAATGCTGAAATTTCATACTTATCAATACCATAAACTTCATGCTTAGGATCTGCTGAATATAAGTATGAAGAGTCACCTAATGTAAATACTGGTTTTTCTGAAATTGAGTAAGCAACCCCAGAAATAACTTTTCCACTTAAATATTGCGTAGATGCAATAGAAATGAATCTGTCAGAAGTAATTCCAGATATTACTGCAGAACCAAAAGTTCCACCAGCACCGATAGTAATTACATCCCCAGCAGATATTCCAAAAGCAGTGAATGATGTTGCAGTTCCTGTAATTGTTTTTGCAGCATAATCTACTGTTATAGTTCCGACAGAGTAAAGACTATCTGCAGTTCCCCAGAGTGCCATTCTTTTTACCTTTACTAAAATTTTTTTCTTACAAGTATTTATAAAAAATGGGGAGTTTAATATCTCCCCCTGATTATCATATTTTTATTTTATTTTCATGGAGTTGGATCTTCTCCACCTTTTTTCTTTGCAAATTCTCTTGCTTGAAGAAGAATGAATGAAACAATACCGTTTGATTTGAATGCTGGGATAGCACCAAGAAGTTCGGAAACAACAAGTAAAAGAGTTGCTACTGCTGCTTCATTAGCAATAATCCAAGCCCAGAGTGCTGCTACTGACATAAGGGTTACCTCCTAATAAGGTAGTATATAATTATTTAGATTAATCGATTATTTAATCTTCATTTAAGGAAAATTCTTCACCCATACGTGCTTGCTTTCTTCTCTTCTGTTTTTCCTGAGGAGAAGATGCTTTACTTACTGCTTGAGGATTTCTTATTCCACCTCCACCACTACCAAATCTCTTTGGTCTTCCATCATCTCTTGTCAGGTAAGTTTTAATTTTTGGAGTTGAAGAACCTCTATTTTTAGTTTTGTCTTTTCCTCCTTCTTTATTAAATCTTTCAGGGGCTTGCAAGTTCTTTGCATGATCATCACTGAATTTTATTTGCTTTGGTTTCTTTGTTTTAATAAGATGCTTAATTACTTTCATCTTCTTGTCATCAGTTCCCTTTCCAGGAACATCACCAGTAAAGTGAACTCCTTTAAGATTCTTAAATCCAGTGCTCTTTATATGCTTTACAACTTCACGAGGTTTATCCATTTTACCTCTGGCAGTAAGTCCAGATGCTTCACCTCCTCTATGAAGATTTCTAACGTGCTTGTTGCCTTTTAAAGTCTTTTTAAAGACCTTGCTGCTTGCAAATTGTCCAAAGTCATATTTTTCATCATCTTTCTTTTTATCGGTATTAAACTGTTGAGGATTTAATGATCTTACAGTTTTACCACTTTTTTTAACTTCAATTTCTGCTTCAACCCCTTTTTTCTTAGGTTTCATAGCATTAGCATCTAGATCAACTAAATGCATAGTCTTAGATCTTCCTTTCTTTTTTCCAGCACTTTTTGCTCTTTTTTCAGTTCTTGATAATTTTGCTTCATCAATAACTTCTTCCATTGCCATTTTTCTGATTTTGGCAAAATAGATCTGAGTTCCCTTTTCTTTGCCATATTGATCTATCATATTTTGCTTCATATTAGAATCATCATATTTTGTTTTTAATTTTTTTTCCTTTGTCTTATCAGCAGTAGTCATCTCACGTTCTGCTAATTCATATTCTTCTTGTTGCTGTTTTTTCTGCTGTGCTATTTTTGTTAATAGTTTAGTTCTTTTTAAATCTAAAGTTGAAAGTTCTCTTTTAGCATTTGCAACTTGAGGATTAGTAATATTTGAGTCCATATCTAAATCTTCATTTCTCAATGATGTTAAGATTTCATCTGCTCGTCTACGGAGTTCTTGTCCTCTTCTTGCCTTTGATACTTTTGAACTAACTGAAGTTGTTCTACGAGTTGCTTTTGGTCTTTTCTTAGCAGAAGGTGCAGTTTCTGCTGGAGTTGGTTCTGATTTTTTAGAAGTTGTTGGGGAACCAGCAACTTCAACTTTTTTACCTCCACCTATTCCACTACGAGGAGAAGGTTCTCTTGTTCCAACTTTTGAATGAATTTTACTTGGCTTCTCAGTTTGTCCTACTTCCATTTTACGGGCAACATCTCTTGCCCCTCTTGAAAGTGATCTTGCACCTCTTGCAATAACACCTTTAATTCCTTTCTTAAGTTTTGATCCTATTCTTGAAATAATTCCAGGAGCAGAACCTGA